ACTGGAGACGATTCAAAAGTGGCAATCACTCTACCTCGAATGTCATTTGACATAACTGGTTACAGTTATGATGGAAGTCGTAAGTTAAATAAAAATCAAAAGTTAGGACGTGTTACAACAAATGCTGATACATCAAAATTAAATACACAATACTCACCTGTACCATACAATGTGTCTTTTGAGTTAAATGTTTTTGTTGCTAATTCGGATGATGGTTTACAAATTATAGAACAGATACTTCCTTTCTTTCAACCTGACTATACTGTTACTATGATTTTAGATAACACTTACATGGATACAAAAAGAGATATACCTTTTATTTTAGAAAATGTTTCTTATGATGATAGTTATACAGGTTCACTTACAAGTTTAAGAAGAATAATTTACACACTACAATTTACAGCAAAGATTTATTTGTATGGTCCTATTAGTCAATCAGCAATTATTAAAAAAGTATCTGCTGATTTATATACTAATACATCAGATCAAAGTCCATCTCGTAGTGAGAGGGTTACAGTACAACCTAATCCCACATCAGCAGATAAAGATGATACATATACATATACAACAACCCTTGAATTTTTTGATGATGGTAAAAATTATGACGAGGCAACAGGTGATGATAAGTAATGAGCAAAATAGATGATAAACTAAATGAAGTTTTAAATATTACTAGCGATGTTATGCCAGTAGAAGTTAAAAAAAGTAAACAAGTTATAGTACCAGAAGATAAAGATCCAGATATAGATTTTGAAACTGGTCGTAAAAATCTTTACAATTTGCTTGACAAGGGTAATGAAGCAATTGATGGTATACTAGAACTAGCAAAAGAGGGTGAACATCCAAGAGCATATGAAGTTGCTGGACAATTAATTAAAACTGTAAGTGAAGTATCACAAAATCTTTTAGACTTACAAGACAAGTTAAAGAAGATTAAAGATGTGCCAAATACAGGTCCTAAGAGTGTTACTAATGCATTGTTTGTAGGTTCAACAACTGAATTACATAAAATGTTGAAGGAGAAAAAGTAATGGAGTTTTTTAGAAAAGGACTTGAAGATGTAATTACTCTACCATCTCCTAAAGTAATAGATATAGATGAGGTTCAAGAAGTAAAAAGAATTGTTGCGACTAGAAACGAAGATGATGTTCGCTCAGTTATGAATCACGATAGAGTTCCTTTTTATGCCATTCAAAAAGTTTGTGAAGAAAATGGATTAAGATTTCATCCTCAAGAATTTAAAGATATTATACATCAACAAACTGATATAATTAATCATTTTAAAGAACATTTTAATAGAGCAAGACCAGTAGAAGTAGATCCTACTTTAAATACTTTACCAAGTGCTACAAATAAAACTAGATCATATCCAAGTGGTCATGCTTGTCAATCAACAGTTGTTGCAAGATATGTTGCTGGTAAAGTACCAAAATTAGAAAAACAATTAATGGCAGCAGCAAGAGAATGTGGTTACGGAAGAGTTTTAGCAGGATTTCATTATCCCTCAGATTATGAAATTGGTAACTTACTTGGTGAGAAAATATATATTTTTATGAATAAGGAAGATTACAAGAAAGCAAATGAGTAAATTAGATCAATATTTAGGAAATCCAAATTTAAAAAAAGGTCATACTAAGTCAAGATTTTCTAAACAACAGATACAGGAAGTTTTACATTGTTTAGATGATCCTAAATACTTTATAGAAAATTATTTGAAGATTGTTACGATAGATAAAGGTCTTGTGCCTTTTGAGATGTATGATTTTCAAAAGAATATGGTTGATACATTCCATGAAAATAGGTTTACAATATGTAAATTACCTAGACAAAGTGGTAAATCAACTATCATAGTATCATACCTCTTACATTATGTATTATTTAATGATAATGTGAATGTTGCAATACTAGCAAACAAATCTTCAACAGCAAGAGATTTACTAGGGCGATTGCAACTGGCTTACGAACATTTACCCAAATGGATGCAACAAGGCGTTCTCAACTGGAACAAAGGTTCAATCGAATTAGAAAACGGAAGTAGAATCGTAGCGGCGAGTACATCTTCTAGTGCTGTTCGTGGTAGTACCTTTAATATTATATTTCTAGATGAGTTCGCCTATGTACCCAACAATATTGCTGAAGAATTTTTTAGTTCAGTTTATCCTACAATATCTTCTGGTAAATCATCAAAGGTGATGATCGTATCTACACCACATGGTATGAATATGTTTTATAAGATGTGGATAGACGCAACAAACAAAAATAATAACTTTGTTCCTGTCGAAGTGCATTGGAGTGAAGTACCAGGTCGTGATGAAAAATGGAAAGAAGAAACAATCAAGAATACAAGTGAAGCTCAGTTTCAAACAGAATTTGAATGTGAGTTTTTAGGTAGTGTTGATACACTTATCAATGCAAGTAAAATTAAGACTATGCCAGTTGTCGAACCTAAACGAAGTGGTGGTTTAGATGTTTATGAAATGCCAAAGAAAAAACATCTTTATACAATGACAGTTGACGTATCACGAGGATTAACAAATGATTACTCAGCATTTTGTATTGTAGATTGCACAAGCGTGCCATACAAAGTAGTTGCAAAGTATAGAAATAATGAAATTAAACCACTTGTCTTTCCAAGTATTATAGAAAAAATTGCTAAACACTATAATAACGCATTTATATTAATAGAGATAAACGACTTAGGACAACAAGTGGCAGACAATTTACAGTTTGAGTTAGAGTATGACAATATGATGATGGTAACGCAACGAGGTCGTTCAGGACAAGTTTTAGGAGGGGGTTTTAGTGGTCGTGGTAATCAATTGGGTTTGAGAATGACTAAAGGTACTAAAAAAATTGGAACTTCTAATCTCAAAAGTTTAATTGAAGCAGATAAATTAATCATCCAAGATTTTGATATAATATCTGAACTATCAACTTTTATTGCCAAAGGAAAATCTTTTGAGGCTGAACCAGGTGCTACAGACGACTTAGTAATGTGTCTTGTTATATTTTCGTGGTTGGCAAATCAAAGATATTTTAAAGAGTTGACCGATGTAGATGTCAGAGGTCAAATGTTTACTGAACAACAAAATGCCATAGAAGCAGATATGGCACCTTTTGGTTTCATAGATAATGGTATAGACGATCCAAGTGGTCATAATAATTCGTTTTTTGACGATTCAGGTGAGTTATGGCAACCTGTATCTATCTATAAAGGCGAATAGTGTAGTTTTGATATATCATAAATATATGCAAAGGGTTATAACTAATAAACTTAATATTAAGGAGAACTAAAATATGGCTTTTCAAGTATCACCAGGTGTTCTCGTTACTGAAAAGGATCTAACAAATGTAATTCCTGCCGTCTCTACTTCTAGTGGTGGTATCGTAATTACAGCAGAAAAAGGACCGATTGATGAGATCACAACGATTTCATCTGAAAATGAGTTGGTTGAAATATTTGGTAAACCAAATGCAAACAACTTTGAAGAATTTTTCTGTGCTGCTAACTTTTTAGGATACGGAAACAATCTGAAGGTAGTAAGACCAATCACAGGATTAGTAAATGCTGTGTCAACCGGTACTTCTATCTTAATTAAAAATACCACTGATTATCTTGACACATATATGACAGATTCAGGCGCTGGATCTATCACTAATATAGGACCTTGGGCTGCAAGAGAGGCAGGAACACTAGGAAACAGTTTAAAAGTTTCTTTATGTTCTAACTCTACTGCTTTCGGACCACACTCAATGAGTGGTAATTTAGTTGCTGACGCTTCTGCTGCTATCGGAGATACATCAATAACTGTTGACGATGGTAGTTTAATGCAAGTCGGTGACATACTAGAATTCGGTGACGCAAGTAATGTACCTTCAACTGACGGTGCACCTTCTGGATTCTATTACAAAATAACTGCAATCAGCACTCACGTTCTAACAATCGCAAGATTCAATCCTCAAACAGGAACAACTGAAACTGGTGGTTTAAGACACGCTGTTGCTGACAACGCTAAAATCCTAAGACATTGGGAATACTACTTTAACTTTTCTAATCCTCCAACAACTTCAGATGATGTATCTAATGCTGGTGGATCACTAGATGAACTTCATATCGTAGTAATAGATGAAGATGGTGTAATTACAGGAACTACTGGAACAATCTTAGAAACTTTTGAAGGTGTTTCACAAGCTGTTGACGCTAAGTCTTCTACTGGCGCTTCAAACTTTTTCGCTGATGTTATCTATGCACAATCAAAATTTGTGTATGTGAT